GGGCGATTGGCAAGAAGATTGCATGGAAAGAGGCCCCCACCCGTACGGAGGGGAGCTTGATTGAGAGAGTTGATTTGAAATCATTTCAATCCACTAGCGGAGAGGAAAATCAGATTTTATTGAAGAATGGTTCAATCATTCAATTTGAGGATATTGATGCCATATCTACATTAAAGAGTCTGGGATATGGAATAGTGGAGATAGGTAAATATAGATGAGTGATACGAATATAGAGGTGAATGGTTCTGGTAGGAGTATATCAGAGGTTAAGGGAAAGGAAGTAGACAGATCGGTTACTACGGCGTATATATGGAGGACGGGTAAGACATTTTATTTGAGTAAGAAGGAATGGATTGTGGCGGACACGTATTTGAGGACTAGGAATTATCGTGAATGTGAGAGGATGTTGAGGAAGGAAGGGTTTAATTTCACATGGCAGAGTTGCCGGCGGTGGTTAATGAAGGGGCATATACAGGAGTGGTTGATGGAGAAGGTGGAGGAGAGTGGGGTATATGCAGGGTGGACGAAGGAGAGGTGGTTTAAGGTGATGACGGATCATTTGCAGGGGAAGGAAGGGTGTCGATTGAAGGATGGGGATTTGTACGGTATGAATTTGATAGCGAAGTATAAGGGATGGGAGCAGCCGAGTCAATTTAATACTAATTTGCAGATTAATTTTACGGAGAGGGGATAATGAAGCCGAAGAAGCCATGTAAGTAAGAAGTATATTTTAGAAGTATAAAAAATCCGCCACCACGGAATCAGGTTCCTGAATACAAATTTGGGGAACTTAGCTGTGGTGGCGGTTTCCTTTTGTAAGGGGCAGAGACTAGAAGCAACTTAAACTAATCTAAGGTCTGGTGCTTTGCCCCACAATTTATATGAAAAAGATTACAAGCCCTATTGGATATTCTTGGTGTTCTATATGCCGACAGCACCTAGATATTTCTAATTTTCACAGGGGATCAAGATATAACGGATTCCATTCGTTTTGTAAAAGTTGTGATTCTATTCGTAGAGATGTTTGGAATAAAGATCATAGTGAACACGTAAAGATATATAACGATAATTATGTGAGATCATTAAAAAATGAAGTTATTTTCAATTACGGCGGGAAGTGTATCTGTTGTGGTGAGAACAAATTCGAGTTTTTGACAATAGATCACATTAGTGAGAATGGGAATAAGCATAGGAAAGAAATTGGGCAGTCGAGTATTTATCAATGGTTAAAGAGGAATGGATATCCCCAAAATAGGTTCCAGCTTCTTTGCATGAACTGTAATTTTGCTAAAGGCAAGTATGGTAGTTGCCCACACAAAATGGAGATGCTAAAGGCAATCTGATGGAAGTTAAACTAGATTTTGTTTTGCATGAAAATCAGAGGAGGATACATGACAGCCCCGCACTTTACAAAGTTGCGAAATGTGGTAAGCGTTTTGGAAAAAGTCGATGGGCTATATTTTCCTTAACGCAAGCGGCTGGACTCAAGCCTGGTGGTGTCTTCTGGTATATTTCTCCCACGTACCGCCAATGTAAGAATATTGCATGGAGGGAATTTAAGAAGTTAATTCCACATCAATATATAAAGAGAATGGTTGAGAATGAGCTTTTAATTACTTTGATTAACGATGCAAGTATTCAGTTGATTGGTGCGGACAACGAGGATTCTCTACGTGGTCCTAAATTGGATGGAGTAGTTTTAGATGAGTGCGCATATATAAATAAATATATTTGGAACAACATTTTGCGTGGACAACTTTTGGGTAGCAATGGAGAAAAGCCAGGATTTGCGTGGTTCATTTCGTCCCCAATCAATCCCGTTGAGACAATGGGAAAGAACATTGAAGACTGGTATCCTGAATTTTATCAGGAAGCGTTGCGGAAGAGAGATAGTGGGAATAAAGAGTGGGACGCATGGCATTTCACGATTTATGATAATCCGACGCTGAGCCGAGATCAGATTGAGGAGATCAGGAAAGATAACACGGACGATGCTTGGGGAGTGGAGTATTTGGCGAACGAGAGCGCGTTTGCTGGGAATGTTTACGGTGAGTTTTCTTATGAGCGGCAAGTTAAGGAGTATATTCCTGATCCTTCATCTTTATATGTGCGTGGTATTGACTGGGGGATAAGTCATCCGACGGTATGCTTATTTGGGTATGTAGATGACAAGAACAAGAAGATTTATATCGAAGACGAGTATGTGAAGAGTGACCATACGATTGAAGAGAGTTGTGATGTGATTAAGCGCAAGACGATGGATAAGAGGGTGGAGTGGACGGTATGTGATCCTTCGCTTCACAAGAGGAATTCTGTGACATTAGTGCCTGACATTCAGGAGTTTAACAAGAATGGGGTTCCGTGCATAGCTGGGGATAACAATAAGCGTGGATATAACATTTTGAAGATGTTTTTAAAGAAGGATGTGATTGTGATTAATCCCAAATGCCGAATTTTGATTAAACAGTTGAAAGAATTGCAATGGACGGACAAGACAGACGACGATTGTCCTGACGTTTTAAGGTATATGGCTGTGCGTGTACATGATTTGATGTTTAAGTTTAAGGATTTGAATGAGAGTTCTATTGAAGTTAAGAAAAATCCATTGACGTTTAATCTTAACAGCGCGATGTTCAATCAGAAGGAAGCGTACAGGAACAAATATATGGAAGCGGTAAGGAGTTATTGATGCCTGTGAATCCTAGTTTTAACATAATCATTCCGAAACCATTTGTATTGGCTGAGCAGAACAAGGCTGATCTTGAGAAGATACAGTCTGAGATTATGGACAAGGTAACGACTTGGGAAACTAGGAGTTCAAGTAAATTTGAAGAGATGTTTACAACGGCTGATTCATGGAGAATTAGGCCGAAGTCTGGGAAAAAGAAGGAAACAAAAACTTTATTTGACTCTAAGAGTGGAGAGACGCACAGAGGAACTGAGACATTGGCGACAGTTTGGCAAAGGATGCTGACTGCTTCTGATCCCTATTTTGAGGCTGTAGCTATGGGACTTGGTTCAATGGGTCAACCTGTAAGCGAGACTGAGATTTATGCGACAGAAGGCATACTTCGTGAACAGCAAAGGGTTTCCAAGTTTAAGAAGAAGCTTTTAAAGTTCTTACGTTCTATTTCTTTGTATGGAACAGGGATAGCCGAGGAGCCTTTTGTTTCTTTGCCTCATGGATTTGGAAGAAAGAACATAGAGTTTACTGATTTTGTTCCGCGATCTTTGTTGCTTACTGGATTTGATACTGCTGTTTGCGACATTTACGATTCTGATTTTATATTCACGATTGATTTTGTTAGCAAATGGATGTTGCGTAATCTTTCTAGCCAATCGACAGAGTTTTGGGACGTAGATTTGGTTGAAAAACATATTCAGGAGTTCGGAGTAGGACATGGCAGCGGTCAGACTTATACAAGGTTACAGCAGAGCCGCGCTCGTGCAGGATATTACGACAACAATGCGAATGTTTTTGAGAACCTTAACTATCATGGACGGTTAGAAGACAATTCCGTGATAAATGCCTATGCCGAATCTATGGGACTTGATAGAGATCCTAAATTTGTTGATTGGTCTGTAGGTATTTTGGATGGGACTGACGTTGCGAAGTTTCACATGACACAGTATGGCGATTGGCGGACAAGATTTAAGGCTTGTACTTATAAAGAATTTGAAAATGAGCCGTACGGGTATGGAGTTGGCGCGTTGGGCCGGAAACTTCAAAGAAACATGGACGTTTTGGAGAGCATGGCTGACGACAAGTTGATGTTCGACGTATTGAACATGATGAAAGTAGGTAAATATTCAGGATATGATCAGAAACAGTTTGTTGCTGAACCATTGAAGATGGTCGAGCTTGAAGATATTAATCAGTTGGCTCCTATTGTTGGCGATCCAAGAGTATTACAGCAGGCAATTGCAATGATTAATATGAGGCGTGAAGATTTTAGAAACATTGTAGGAGCGCAAACCAATCTTCAGGCCCAGGCCAATTCTGCTAATTCTGCTACGGAAGCGGCTATCTCACAGACAGAAGCTATTAGAAGTGCCGGAGTTCATGCAGAGATTATTGGTGAGGTATTGCGTGAGCATCTTGATACAGCTCATATCAACAATTTGAACCATCTTGATGAGGGTATTTGGGTTGGGATGACAGGAGAAAAAAAGCCCTTGTACGTTACAAGAGATATGTTGCCTATTTCTGTTGGATTTATCATTAAGGTTGTAACAGATAAAGATTTTAGGCCGGAGAGACAGAGAAACCTATTGCAGTTCTTACAGATTTTGACTTCTATTCGACAATTCCTACCTTCTTCGATTAATGCTGTTAAACCTACAACAGAAGAGATAATGAGAAATTTCGGAATGAATCCACGTTTAATTAATACTCCGCCAAGTGTAATGGATGTTATGGAAAGAAATATGAGACAAAATCAGAATCAGCCTGGTTTGGCTAATCAGAACGCGGGAGAAATGTCTGAAGAAATGGGAGGATCAGGAGCTACGAACATGATGCCGACACCCGTAGGACAAGTGCCGACATCAAGCGTACAGATGCCTGATACAAGCGCATGAAGATTGATAGAAACCTAAAGAACGGACTTCCCAATATTGTTTTTGAGAAAAACGATATTTCTGATTTAGCCAGAGTTGAGGAGATGTTTTCTGGGAAATTTCATTGTAATAAATGCGGAATTCCTTATGAGAATGGCGGATGGGAGATATTTAAGAAGTATTTAGAGTCTGAGCGTATTAAGTTAGAAGCATTTATGAAGTTAAGCGTATCAATCAATAAGGTAGATGATATTCAGACGAAAGTAGAAGTGGCGAAGTTGGTTGGATTTGACCATTTTTTAGAATTGGAAAACAAGATTAAACTTAAACTTGAAAAACTAAGAGAAGTACCAAAGGAGAATAAAAATGATGAACCAAACCCCTACGGGGACTGAAGAACAGGAATCAGAGGGCGGAGGGATTGATTCAATCATTTCCACAGTTGATTCTTATATCCTCGACCCTAAACTTATCACTCCGCAGACTTTAGAACAGCTTAAATCCGACTTAATGGATTTGAAGTCTTATCTTGATGGTGAAGAGACTCAGGAACCTATGGAGTCAGAGTCAGAACCTTCGCCTATGGCTGAGATGATTAAGAAACATGGAGGGATGCAATGAAGAAGATTATTTTTGCTTTAAGTTTTTTAATGGGAGGAGTTCTTCATGCAAGCGGACTCCCTGAATGGAATTATATACCAAGATCATCTTATACGGAAGTAGCGTCTGGAGGGGCTGTACTGTTTTCTTCTGGCCCTATTCAATTTGTTGCTATAACAGTATCTTCTGCTTCTGCTAATTCTTATGTTGCAATTTTTAGGTCAACGTCCGCGACATTCACTGCGGACATTACGACTCAAATAGCTATTGCCACAGATGCCCAATCAATAATGACTACAAACTATATTCCACTCTATGATATGTTGAACACTTCTTATACCTATATCAATAAGGTTGGGCCTTCAAAGTTGATCTATTGGATTCGATGCCCCAATAACAATAACGTTGGAGCTTGCCCTGGTCTTAAATCTTCAGGACAAAATAGATAATGCCTGATTTCAAGGTCGGATTAGGAATTTGCACGCATAGAGAAATCCGAATGAGGGTTCACCAGAACCTTCGGATGCTCTATAAATGCCCTAACCCTGAAATTAGCGAAATCTCTGTTGATCAAGACGGTCTTATTTCTAGGTCGAGAAGTCGGGTTGCGACTTACTTTACGGACAAAACAGATGCAGATGTGCTTCTTTTCTTAGACGACGATATTATTATTTCTAGTGTAGATGCTACAAAGTTAGCTTGGCTATGTTACAAGGAATATCCAATCATAGGCGGTATTTACGCTACCAAAAGTCAATCTAACCCAGGATTAGCCGCTCAGCCGTTTCAAGATAATGGAGAGATTATTTTTGGTAAGAATGGCGGAATAGTTAAGATGAAAAATCTTTCTACAGGTTGCATGGCTATCAGAAGAGAAGTATTTGAAAAGATGAAAGCAAATTCGGAATCAATCGGTATTCATGATTGTGTTCATGGAGACTATAAATATTGGAGTTATTTCCAGCAGAGAGACGTTTTTACTGGTCAATGGAATGATACTTCCGAAGATTGGTTTTTTTGCAGGAACGCAATGCAATTAGGATATGAGATTTACGCTGATACGACTATTATTTTGGGACATATCGGCAATTATGAGTATACGGTTCATGATATCCCTAATTTTAAGAAGCATCAGAAAACAGAAAATGTTTTATTCAAATTTGGAAAAAATACCGTTCCTGTTCTTAACGGGAACGAGGCCCTAATAGGCTCAAAGGAGTAATCATGGAAGAAATACTAACTGCCCCTACGGAAGTGGGTAACGCGAATGAAATCGCGCCGCAGGATTCTCAGCCACAGGCGCAAGCCCCCGCTGAGACTCAATCGTCCGTCGTTCCCCAGGTCGAGGCGAATGTCAACCCACCTCAAGCAGTTGAAACACAGAGGCCGAAGGTGTCAAGTTTCTACAAGGAAAGAGAGCGTGTCCGAAGGATTGAAGAAAATTCTCAAAGACAAGCTCAAGAACTTGCGGAAATGCGTCGGCTATATCAGGAACTTAAGAATCCTAAGCCTGATGTTTCAAATATTCAGAAACTCACAGCGGAAGAACTTTTAAATGACCCTGAGAAAGTTTTTCAATCGAGAGAGCAAAGACTCTTACAAGAGTTTAACTCTCTTAAAGAAGAACTTAATCAGTTAAAGTCCAAAGAAGTGAACGCTGAGCGTACGAAATTAGAGCGAGAGGCGTTGGAAGTGTTATTCCCAAAATCAAGCCCAGATTCAAAAGAAACGCTTGAAGAAAGGATTAAAAATCAAGAACGTGCTGATTTAATTCAGCAAGTATTGAGAGAGAATCCAAGTTTGGATAGGTTTTCGTCAATTGATCCAAAAGCAGCCGCAGAGTTCCTTTTGGAGAAAATTAACAAAATCAAACCTCAGTCGAGTCCCAATGTGATTCCTAAAGCATTGATGGGTTCCACGGCGAGAGGAAATCCAGGCGCAGGTAAAGTGTCTTTTGAAAATCTGATGTCCGATTATAAAAAGCTTACAGCAGAGATTGATAGGAATCCTGCTTTGCGTTTCGATGCTAAACACAAAGAGCGCAGAGAATCTCTTATGAGGCAAATGGACTCGCTTGCAAAAGAATAAGGGAATAGCAATAAGTTAAGGAAATTTTATGGCAAATGAATTCGATAATACAGCCTTAAACGCTACTGTTAGAGAACTTTGGGACGAGAAGGTTGAAGAGGCACGTTATGCCAAGATGGTTATTGGCAATCGCGTTTCTAATAAATCAGGTCTCGCTCAGAAAAAGGGTGACATTATCAATGTGACCGTTGACCAGAAGTATACCGTTGGGACAGTTTCTGCTGCTGGCGTTGTTGCCGCGCAGAACTATACTCCTACTTCTGTTCCGATCACATTGAACCAATGGGAACAAATTACGATCGTGGAGTTGGACAGAGCCGTTGCTCAGTCTTTTTGGACTCCCGATTCGATCTTCCCTAGGAAAGTTGGTGAAGCCTTTGGTTCTCGTTACGATGCTCAGTTGGCTGCGCTTTATACGGGCGTGGCGGCTGGTAATACCGTTGGCGATCCTAACAATCCTGAGGAATTTAGCAAAGCTCTATTCCAAGAGGCTATGTTGGATCTCGCTAATGCAAATGTTCCTTTGGAAGACTTGTCCTGGATTATTCATCCCAGGGCGTATCTCAAGGGATTGACTAACGAAGGACAGCTGACAGCGGCGCAAGATTCAGGCCAAAATAAAAACGTCTTGACTACGGGATATCAGTTCCCGTTGTTTGGCGTTCCTGTTTATCAGTCCACTAACATTGTTCGTGTCGGATCTCCTGCAGTTTACAAGAACCTCTTGGTTCACAAGAGTGCGATTGCGATTGCATGGCAGAAAGACGCGGAAATCAAGAAAGCGGACGGATTGGCTGGACTTGTTCTGGGAACGATTTTCAACGCGCAGAGCCTTTATGGTCTGTCGGTGATTCGTTCTGATCATTTCGTAGTTGCAAATAGTGCTGCATAAAAGGAGGCGTAAAATGAAGAAGTTTCTTTTGACCGCCTTGGTTATGCTCTCTATGACGCTTGTTTCTCATGCAGGTTCCCTTCGGGACATTCCCGTTGGCCCTGACCGAGCGTTAGCTACGGCTGATTATGGCGGCGTTACTTATTCGACCAACAACTTCCCATTGGCGGGTTCTTTTTCGACCGCTTGCATTAATTCTGCAAACTTCACTTGTCGCGGAGTGTTTTACGGAGTTTTTTTCAGCTCTGGTAACACCGTTGACTTTGTTGATGTGTTTGACAGCACTAGTGCGGATACTGGCAAGCTCCAGGGAGCGATTATGCGTTTGTATAACGTGCAAATCTCCTCTGCTGGAACTTCTCAGTTTGCGGCAGGTTTTTCTGGTCCCCCTAAACCTATTCGGTTTAGTGAAGGCTTGATTACCCGTCCAAGTGTTGGTGGTTACAATAGCATTATGACTCTTTATAACCAAGAGCGTTAAAGGTTTCGGGAGGGGTGAAAAGCCCCTCACGATTTTATGTTGATTTGCGATAACTGCAAGACAGACAAACATTACAAGCTTCGATGTGAGAAGGGTCTTTGGTTATGTTCAAATTGCCGATCCTATCAGGAGCATAATGTTCATGGCGTTTTGTTAAACAAAAAAGTAAAAATTGGAAAGACTTGGGCGACTGAAAGACAGTTGAACGAGATGGAAAGGCGAGTCATTCTACCTTACAGTAAACCTGACGGCGGATATTATGTAGGCCGCCGTGGAGATAATGGGAAGATTCAGGAACGCTGGCCTCAATATCAGTCTTAAAAGGAGAAAATATGGAAGAAATCACAATGCAAACGATGGATTTAAAGATTAGGAAATTTAAGGAGTTTATGGACGACTTCAATAAGATGTTTGAGAGCGGACATCTTTCCGTCAATATGTGGAAAACACAAAGGGGACAACTTAAAGCGGCTAATCTTGAGTTGGAGGAAAAGAATCGTAAGGCCGAGGAACTTTTGAATCAGACAGTTTCAGCTATGGAGAAGATTAAGGCTGACGCTATGGAGTTTGAACAGCGTAAAAGGGCAGATGCGCTTGTCCTTTATTCTAAAGCTCATGCCAAATATAAGGAATTTGAACGTCATTTAGAAGAGGCGGATAAGAAAAGGTTAAAGAATGAATTGAAGGAGTTGGAGGCGGTGGCCTAATGTCAAACCTAGGCCAGATAAAGAGCCTGATTAGAGTAAAAATATCACAAACTGATACGACTAATACTGATTTTACCGATCAGGAGCTTACTGGATTTGTAAATGAGGGCCAAAGATTCTTGGGCGCATTGGTTAAGAAGCCTATTGACCATGTTGAGATACAAGTTCAACAGGATTATCCGGCATATACCCTGCCAAATGACACAATTCTCCTTAATACAGCCTATTTCGGAGATGTCTCAATCAATGGTGATGTTCGACCATTGACAATCACGACCGAAGAGGCATTGAAAGAGGCTAATCCTAATTGGATGGATGAAACTACTAATTCTCAAGGGCGACCAACTAGGATTGTGCTGATTGACCGAGTTACTGTTTTAATTTCTCCTAGACCCAACGCTGCGGAAGGTGCTAGTGGAAAGAAACTCCATATTGGATATGTTTATCAGCCCGCAATCCTTACAAATGACTCGGACACTCCCGATTTGCCTATTGTTTACCATGATTTATTGGCTGATTATGGACACTATATGTGCTGTCTTTCAAAATTAAATAAACCAGAATTAGCCACGGCAATCCTATCTCAAATGATGGATAAGGCTAAGAAATTGGAGCCGTTAATTATAAAGGAAACTAATTCTTTTGGTTTTTCTTGGGGTGGCGGTTTTGATCCAAACGACGATAATGGCAGCGGATTGAGGTTTTCGTTTTGAAAATATCATCTAATCAGTTTTCTAAGAAGAATTTTAACAAAGGGACAGGATTTACTGACCAGTCCTTTAATACTTGTTCTAATTCTTTTTCTAAAAAAGCTTTCAATAAGGGGACGAATGTTTGGGGTGGAGATAATACTGCTGAATCAGCTTATGGCGTGGATGATATATACGGAGGAGTAGATAGCACGTACGGGACAACCCCCTATGGGGGAATGAGTCATTTCCGTTTGCGTCAATTTTACGATTTGTCTCACTAATGAAAAAACTATTGCTTCTTCTATTCCTTGTCGGTACGGCTCATGCTGATCCTCTAGCAGTAGAAGAGATTCAGACTCCGTTGGGAGGATTGAATACGGCGGACCCGACATGGAGGATAAGCTCAAAATACTCTCCTTATATGAGGAATGTATTTATTGATCAAGGCAGAATTGAAGGCATAAATGGATATCAGACAGTTGGCACAACTTTAACACTAAGTAAGGTTACTGGAATTTTTCCATTTAGGCGTGAAAATGGGAATACAACTTTTTTAGTTACAGATTCAAGCGTTACACTTGAAACATCTGATTTTCAAACATGGGTTTTAGTAAGTTCAAACTCAAATACTGGAAGCCCATTAAATTGGATTCAGGTTAGGAACAAAATGTGGGGATATAATGGATTGGATTTTGTTAAGACATGGGACGGGATAAATAGATCTATTCTTAATGGGAATGATAATACTCCAAATGTCCCAAAGTTCAAGTATGCACAATATTGGCAGGAGCGTGTATGGGGATTTAACAACCCTTCACTCGCTTCAGAACTAGCGTTCAGTTCAGTTGTTACCACAGATGCTGTAATTATTGATCCTACTGATTCAAGAGCTTGGCCTGTAACTAATTCATTGAAAATAGGTCAAGGAGACGGTGAGATTGGGACAGCATTATGGGTTAGAAATGGTCAATTGAAGGCAGGAAAAGAACGGTCAAAGTACACGATCTATGGAACGAATGTTTCTAACTATTTCGCTCGTAAAGATATATCTAATTCCGTTGGCGTGATTTCAAATGATTCTGTTGTTAATCTTGATGACAGTACATATTATTTAAGTTATGACGGGATATACAAGGATGAGCAAAGGATATCTGATTTAATTGAAGATGATATTGAGAATATTAGCCGAGGAGTTCAGAAGAATGTGCAAAATATTTGGGACACACAATCAGATTTTACAAAAGGTCAATTATTTGGGACGACTGCGACAGCATCTGGATTTTTAAAGCCTCTAAGTAAGGGGAAGTTCTTCAATAATGTCAGAAAATTCCAAGGTGGAGCATCTCAACCATTTTCAGCTGTACTTAGCTCAGTTTATCCATCCACCCCATCTACAAGCATAACAAATGATGCTTCGACTTATATTCGTATTGCCGTTACTCCTCCTGATTATATTCCGACGGATGATGTGTTTGCTCCAGGAGATAAAATGTTTATTAGTGATTTAGCTTTGCCTTGTAACGGGACAGCAATCAATATGAGTATTAAAAATTTCTATACAGGGGAAGAGGCTATTATAGATTTGGAAAGTGTAAAACCTTATGAAGCAAAGATATTATTTGATCATTTTGTTGTTGATGGTGGAAGTTTAGGATTCAGGTGGGCATTAAAAAATATAGGTGATGTAATTTCATGTGGGAGAGCCGCTTCTTTACAGGAAGATTTAGGAAATTGGTTCTTTAAGCCAACGACTACGGGATCATTTATTTCTGAAATAACAACAGTTTCATCAAATATTACTTCATGGTCTAGTCTGGATTCTTTAAATAGTACAAATGGTGGTGAAATATCTTATTTTTATCGAACATCAACTAGTGCAGTTAATATTGCAACTCAGACATGGAATGCTATTGGCCCAGGGGCCATAATCAATGCTCCTATAATAAATAATTATATTCAATGGACTACCACAATAACGTCCGTATCTTCTATGACTCAAAGCGTTTCTAACATTGACTATTTAACTATAAATCACGTTGAAGGAGCAGGTTCTTTTAGTAGAGCTTTTGGCATAGACTGGAAAAACAGGTATTGGCTTGCGACTTCTACTGATGGCGGGAATATATTTAGTCTTATTTATGTTAAGTCAAAGGTTACGAATGAAAACCCTAATGCTTTTATGCCTATTGAGGGGATAAATATCCGATCTTTTGCAAAGGATGGGAATGTTCTTTATGGCGGATCTTCAAGTACTGGATCAGTCTATAGATTGGATTATGGGACGAACTTCGATGGAGCCGCTATTCCATTTATATATGAAACTCCTGACATGATACTAGGAAGCAATTTCACATCAAAGAATATTCAGTCCTATTTATTGGATGCAGATAAGGGGTCCGCTTTAACTCTAAATGTTGGAAGTTCCATAGATTTTGGTTCATTCTCAAATAAGAGCATACCTTTGATTGGTTCCGGCAGATCATTAAATTCTATTAAGGGTGTGACAGCTCCTGCAAAGACTTTAAGGATAAGACTTTCTCATTCTCTTTTGGATCAACCATTTGTTATTAACAATTTATCTGTTCTTTATAGTCCTACAGCGATATTGGAGCCGAAGTGAGAAAGATATGGATATTTTTAGTTTTGCCTTTATTTGGATTTACTCGTATTCATACTGATTATATTGATCCTAGGAATACTCAGGACGAGTTTTCAAATTTAGAAAACACAGTTCAAGATCAGGAGAACATTGTATTTGTTTCCACGCCAAACTTATCAGATGTTAAAGATAAGCAGATATTTTTGATTAGTTCAGGAACATACAATTCTTTTGGATGGCGATATAATCAGGAAATTTATGCAGTTAGCGGGTCTTGCGTGACCATTAGAAGGTAGAGGAGATAATTTATGGCAGAACAACCTTTAAGTAGTTTAATTCCAAATTACGGTCTTGGGGTGGATATTGCGTCACCGCAAGATTATGAAGGTCTTATCAATCAAGCTTATGTTGGTCTTGGTCAACCCGCTAATGATAACGGTAGGTATGAAACCACTCAAGATTTTATCAGAGGGTTAAGTTCTTCTTTTGTAGATAATTATTACAAGAAAACAGGAAAAGTCCCAACTGTTGATCAAGTTAAACAATTTGTGGCTTTCAATGCAGATACTTCCAATGCAAAACAATTTATTACTGGAACACTAAATGCTGACAAAATGAATGCTTTGTCGAATATGTATATTGAGAGCAATCCAGAGATAGTTGCCGCTAATTCTCAACCGACTGACTTGGGAGCTACAGCTGAGCAAATCAATGCTCTTTTTGATCCGCTTCAAAAGAACGCTATTGAGGCGAATTCCCGCAACTTCGCTCCATTAAGAGCTAGGGCTGTTGAGGAGGAAGCGGCATTGGGTCGGTTACGGTCAGGAGTATCCGCTGATCCTTCTTCTACAATCGGACAGGTAGACGTTAATGAAGCAAACTCGTTAAGTTCTGTAATAGGAAATATACTGGGTCAAAAAGCTTCAGGGACTTTGGATTTGAATAAATTCAATCAGAGCCTTGATTTTTCTAAGCAAAATGCCGCTGACGCTAGGAATCAATTCAATCAAAATCTGGCTTTCAATAAAAACGCCTATTCCGATCAGATGGATTTGGCACAGAGGCAGTTATCTTTATCTGCATTACTTGGAAGATTGCAGGGAAGCAGAAGAAAGAATAATGGGATAGCAGGAGCATCTGGAGGAGCATTATCAGGGGCAGCTAGCGGAGCATTATTAGGAAGTATTGTCCCAGGGATCGGGACAGGGATCGGAGCCGCTGGCGGTGCATTGGTAGGTGGCCTTGGCGGATATTTCGGGAGTGCTGATTAAGGAGAATATATGCCTAATTATCCAAATGTAGATACACTTTCTGAACTTATTAGAAAACAGTCTTTTTATAATAGTGGTGGAGAAGAACCAGGGACAACTACTGCTGATAGATTTAATCAAGGTGTTAAATTAATTGGTGGAGTTGGAGATATTGTAAGCAATACCATCAATAATGTCCTAGCGATCAAGAAGGCTAATTTAGAAAGACAAAAGTTAAAGGCAGACATAAATGAAAAGCTTCAAGGGCAGACGCCTATGCGTGATTTAACGATGCCTTTGAATCCTCAGACAATGAGAATTGACGAGAACACTACTCCTGAACAAAGAGCCGAGCAGGATAAGATTTATGCCGCTCGTGAAGCTATGGGGACAGGAACTTTGGATCAAGCTAAAGAGATGTCCGAGATTGAGAAGAATTTGAGAGAAAGACAGTTAAATCCAATGAAATCCGGAGTACATAGATTTGTTGATAGGAAGACTGGGAAGATTTTACAAGAAATTCCTTCAACTCCTGGAACAGGTGATACGACTACTTTGATTGGAGAAGGATCAGGTGGCGGAGATGTTACTGTTGCCAGCAGGCTTAGACAAGAATTTATAAATCGTCCTGAAGTTAAAGATTTTGTGACTGTGAACACATCAATTAAATCAATGGATTCTTTGCTTAAGAATGCATTACAAGGAAACAAACAGAATCAACTTGCTTTGGATCAGGCATTGATAACAATGTTTAATAAATTGACTGATCCTCAATCTGTTGTTAGGGAATCCGAATATGCTAGAACCCCAGAGAATCTTCCGATGGTAAATAGAATTGCTGGCGCACTTGAAAAGGTAGGTCAAGGTGGTGCTGGTATGACCAATGAAGACCGTTTAGCATTAGTTACGGGAGCAAAAATTATTGGAAATGAAAGAGGTAATACATTCAACAATCTACGGAATGAATATGAAACTCTTTCGACAAAATATCAAATTGATCCATCTCTTATAACTGGAACCTTAAAGCCATTTAATCCATATCAATATGAGAATGAAGGTCAAAAAGAATTAGATAAATTAAGAAGCCAATCATCTCCTGAAGAGTTGAACTTTATAGACTCGTTACAGGGAACCCCAGATCAGAAATTGGCTGAAATTAAAAGAAGGATGAAACAATGAGTCTTGGATTAGACTTATCAGACATTAACACAAATTCTTCGTCTAATTCAAGTCCTACACAAACAGAACCAAAGAGGGGCTTAGGATTAGATTTAACTCCGAGTCAAGAACCGTCATTGTCTTCTTATGCAAAGGCAGTTCTTCCTTCTATGAAAGCAGTAGGTTCTCAAATGCTTGATACTAATCAAAAACTTGGGAGAGGAATTGTTCGTGGAGCTACTATGGGACTGCTTGAGAAAAAGACTCCTGAAGAACAGGCAATGGAAGGGAGCATTTTCAATGAGCAGGGTAAGGAAAAGACTTTTGCAGATAAATACTTAGCTCCAGAAAAAATTGGAGAGATGGCAGGATCAGTAGTTCCTCTTGTAATATCTGAAATGGTTTCTGGTACTCCTGCTAGTTTATTGGTTTCAAGATTTGGACTTGGAGCAGTTAAAGCGGCAATGGCAAAAGCTGGATTGACAATGGCAACATATGAAGCGGCTAAAGGTGGAGTAGAGAATAAGCCGCCATTAGAGACAGCTTCAAATATGGCATCTGGGGCTATGGGTGGTGGAGTTCTTGGAGCTATTGGATATGGAGCAGGGAAAGTTGGTGAAGCATTAACAAAAGATTTACCTAAAGCCATAGCTACTGATTATCTTAATACCCCTTCTTCTATTTCCGAGAATCTTCGTAGAGATGGGAAAACATCTCTTAGTGAGCAATTTCTTGAAAGGACAAAGTATGGAGCGGGACAAAGCAAAAATCAAGTTTATGACGATATTAGCAAAGAACTTGAACAAAACAGATTTGTTATTAGAAGTAAACTTCAACAAGCTGACGAAAGCGCTATGGTTGGGGATGTTGGAACTTATAGGACAGGAAAACTTGGAGAACCTATTAGAATTTCACAGTTACAAGAAGGTTCAGGGATTGATTTAGACAAAATAAGAAATAACTTAGCTCCTTTAGCTAAAGAACAGTCCTCTATTGGTCAAAAAAGTCAAGCCAGAACAATTAGACGGTTAATGTCCGATATTGCTCCAGGTAGGAGTGTTATCAGTAAATCGGATGCCTATGATCTATTAGGACAACTAGATGCCGAGGTTAATAAAAATTATCTAAAAGCAACGAACGATATAGCTCCTGGAACCGAAGCTAGGGCAGCTTTTGCGAATGGTCTTAGACAAATGTTGAGTGAAACTGCTCCTGAAGTTTCCAAACTTATTAATCGTAATCATTTTCTTCAAAGTGTACAAACATCACTTTTACCGCAAGTGTCTGATACTGGTGCAAAATTTGGGAATGTTAAAAATGCTGCTGTCCGGTTTCTTCTTGGGAATAGATTTACTCTAGGTGCAGCAAGAGGTTTACGATCTCCTGTTGTTGAGCAAACAACTAATGTGGTAAGTCCAGTAATTAAACAAGCAACAAGACTAAAATTATCTGAAACTATTGACAATATGCGTAACAAAGGCAAAAAACAATGAAAAAATGGCTCCTAGCTCTACTTCTTCTACCTACGAATGTTTGGTCTGATACTATTACGACAGGGGCATTAGGATTGCTTAAACCTACGACAGGACAAGTCAGTTCTCGTCCTGCTGGTGACAAGCTCAATTCTAACTTTGACATTATTGATTCATCCTTTACTTCTCTTAAATCTCAGGTAAATAATATTGCACAAGCTACAGCCGCCTTGGCTTTGGGTGGAGGAGGGGCTTCATCTTTAGCGGTAGGCACAGGGACATTGCAGTCAGTTACAATCATATCTAGTCCGACTTCTATTATCAGTTTTGCAAATGGCCCTTTTAAGGTTAATCTTGTAAATAATGCTACGGCCTATATTGATATTGATTATTCCTCTATTACGGCTCAGGGACTTGTAACTGGAGGATCATCTGGAATTCCATTACCAAATGGTGACACCTCTTACATTCAGAGGGAAGCGACATGGACTGTGACGGGAAGCCCGACGTTTGCAAGTTCAACGACTTTTTTGGGTGATGCTATATTTGACAAGCACGTTGGCATATCAAGCAACGTCAGAATTTATAACAATTTTGAATCTAATACTGATTATGCACCGATGCTTTACATAAAGGAAGGAAGAGTAAATCAACAATATTCACTATTGGAGCTTAATAGTGTGACAACTGGGAGAAATGGTTATTACATAAAAGCTGGGGATTTCTTTTTATTAAACTCGGTACAAAGTCCTACCTTTAGCCCTTCCCCTGGGATGGTCATAGGTAGCACAAACCCCACATCTATGATTGATGTTGTTGGCGGTTCTATAACGGTGCGCGGGAATAACGCCGGACTTTACATGGCAGGAGTTTCATCTATATCTGCGAGTGGGATTGAGGTTAGGCAAAGTTCGATTACGTTCCAGAATTACACAGCTGTCTTTGCAACTGGTGGAGCATCCGTTGGCGATAGATTAATAGCGACTCAAGTTAATGGATCGAATGTCATCATTGGTTTTGGGAAAGCCGTGTCAGCGTCTGGGAGTGGGATAACTACAGATCAGGCGAATGCTCTAATCTCGTCAACATGGACAGCGTTTACAAACTTCACGTCAACCACTCAAGCCGTTGGGACATCGACATCAAACATTCAGGCGTTTTATGCTGGCTTCACTTCCACTTCAGATGCGCGCGGGAACACTTTTGTGAATTTCCGCTCCACAACTGACACGACGTTCAACCATATCAATTCAACGATCACGGCGATCAAAACATCTACGACAAATATTCAAAACTTCTACGCCGGATTCACCTCTACATCGGACGCAAGAGGCAATACATTTGTAAATTTCAGGTCAACGACGGATTCACAAATTACCACATTCCAAAACTTTAGATCCACCACAGACGCGCTGACAAGCGTTATCCGTTTCTCCACGTATTCAGGTGTCTACGCCCTTAATTTTGATATGGCGTCACTTCATGCGTTATCAACTGGATTTGCGACGATAGAATCAACGGCATCCTATGCCTCTCCATATGGGCTTTCCCTTGTGCCAATGCTTGTGAGGGCATTTGACGGGACTTTGACTGAAACGGTTCATGGGAAATTTATACTCCCCGAGGACGTGGATGTCAGCTCAAATGTGCTCTTTATGACGACGGTTATCCCGAAGACGGCTGGTCCGAATAAAAATGTGACCATTTTATTTAATTCCACAGCCACGTTTGCGAATGGAGCCGGCGTTTACAATTACGCAAATTCTACAGGAGCGCAGACGTGCTTACTTATAGGATCGACAGGAACATTCAATACCTGTTCTTGGACTCAATCAATGTCAGCCCTAAACTGGCAAGCATACGAGCAGGTATTTTTTGAAATTGGCAGAGGAAATGACACGGCAATTTTAGGAACTACAAATTTAAGCGGAGATTTGTACATGATGAATCTGATGATCCAGATTCCGATGGTTTACAAGAAGGAACCATGACGAAAATATTGACTGTTATTCTTGCGATTATTTTAGCCAATCGAATTGCTTGGTCAGCTTCGAGTTTAACCTTCGGCACAGCCACAACCGACGTTGTTAATCACGGCTCTCAGTCAGTCGTTGATGATCTCGACCCATTTACATGGCTGGCATGGATTTATCCAACATCTTGGGCCGTGAATAGAATTCTGATCAGAAAAGGGGCGGCGGTCACTGGCAGAAAAGTTATATTCATGAACACGAGCCTCGGTCAATTGCAGGTCAATGTTGACAGGGTCACAACCGACACGGATTACACGACAAATCAAATTATTTCTCTCAATAACTGGTGGAGAGTCGGACTTGTGTTTAATAGTCAGGGTTCCGTTAATAACATCGCAAATATCTATTACGCAATAGGGTCAACGGCCCCTATTCGAGAGGCAACGTATCAGGGCATTACTGACGGCGCAGGTGCGATTGATTCAGACGCGCCGAACCCGCTAACCGTCGGGAACCGCGACGGCTCGGTTGGTGCATTTCCTGGTCAAATTGCTTGGGTTGGAATTTATAAAGGTGCTCTGACACCAGCGGAGATGGCTGAACAGTTTATAGTCCCATCGTCAACGATGCTGGTTTTCTCTGCCTATTATGGGCGCGGATCGAGTGACACGGCACTTGTGCAGGATTTAACTGGCAATGGCAGTATTGGGGTTGCAGCTGGAACCGTAGGATCAAGCAACGGCCCGCCTTTAACATTTTTTGGAGGGAATAGATAATGTCGAACATGGTGATTTTCAACACAAACGACGGAGAGATTTTAGAGGTTTATCCCGAAGGAGGATTCAGCGTACCCGATTATAAAGGGCGCCCAGACGTTCTGATTGATATCGATATGTCGATTCTTAAAACGGTTCCGCGCGATCATGTTAAGGTGGATTTGAAGGATCACTTTCTTTATGAGATTCCCCAAGAAGAAAAGGACGCCAAAGAGCAAGAAAAGATTGACGCAGAGAACGCCAAGAAATCATTCTCCGACGGAATAAAAGCAAAGTTTATCGGACTTGGATTTACTGATTCAGAGGTTGACGCAATCAGTTCGGGCAGTTGGAGATATGACTGACACCATCGGAGGCTGACGCAATCAGGACGGGTGAGTGGTAAAAAATATAATTGGGGAGATAATCAATGACACCATCGGAAGAAGAAATAAAAAAAGCCACGGATCAGGTTGAGTTTCGCGTCAACATGATTTCTAAAATTGATTCTCTCAATGCGACCATTGCATCGCTTGATAAGAGCTTTACTCAATTTAATCAGGGGATGGGGAAAAGAATTGATGAGATTGAGAAAGTCCTCATGCAACATTCAATTATAATGCCCGACCTAAAATGTGGCATTGAGGATTATCGTGATTCTAAGAAATGGATATCGAGGATCGTTGTCGGATCAGTCATTACCGCTCTTTTGGGGCTGGTGATTCTCAAAAAATGAAACGTCTATATCGGGAATTTAAGAGTTTCTTTGTGAGGGACATATCAAAGCAAAATTTGTCTGAATGGAAACAAACCATCATCGGCATGAAGCAGACGGCTATTGATAGGAAGCTAGAAAATATCTTTAAGACGCTATCAGAGCTTAAGAAAATCGAGGATCGGAATTATTCCAAGTTTCTATTGATCGAAGCCAATCAATCATTGACGACAAAATCCATGAATGACATTCGAGGCGACTTGAGCAATGTCTTGAGAGAGATTCATGCTTTGCTTGTCGAGACGGGCAAAAAGGGGTAAATATGGAGAATAGCACGCCGATACCGTTGATGGTAATTAAAAGAATAGCCCTTAGCCAAGATTGGACGCTAGGGGTTATTTTATCGGAAGGGAAAATTCCATTTGCGCTCACAATGGAAAGGCCGTGGCTCAATAATCAAAAGTCTGTTTCTTGCATACCTAAAGGGGAATATACCTGCAAGCGTGTTGTGAAGCCAAAACACGGATCATGCTTTGAGGTCACGAATGTCCCTAACAGGACTGATATCCTGATTCACAAGGGGAATTTTGTATGGGATAGCGAGGGGTGCATTATTCTTGGAGAGAACTATCAGGACGTGATGACATCGAAGTCGGATAAACCCGTAACTTCCGTTCAGTCCAGCGGAGTGGCTTACCATGAATTTATGATGCTTCTGGACAAAAAAGACGAATTCAAACTGGTGATTACAGAATGCTAGCTAGATGTGATCATTGCGGATATCAGTTTATTAAAAAAGACGAGAGTGATGTTTTATCTTATTGCGAGAAATGCGAAAAAATAACAATATGCGAAAACTAATTGACGTTCTCATGCTTTTTGGAATCCCAATTATAATCTGTCTACTTCCGCTTATTGGGCTTTTAATTTTAATCGAGGTAATAATCAATGGACATTGACGGTGCCGGAGTCTGGTTCTGGGGATGCATGATTAACCTGCTACCTTTAATTGTATGCATTCTGTTTACACAATAAATACATTAGTTACATACTAGTTACATATAGTTACCGTCGACGATTTTACATATATGCGTAAAAAAATACATTTGAGTTACATTAAAATTGCATTAATCGGTTTAGCCATAATCGGGTGCGCTAAGAAGCCGGAGCCTAAGAATTACCCTTTAACTGGCCCCTGCTATCTATGGAACCTTGTCGAAGTGAAGAGAGAAGGGAAGAAAAAACTTTGTTGGACTATGTGGAAAGACGACAAAACGCTAAGATGCAATCGGGAACGTGGTCATGCTGGACGCCATCATATACATTATGTTAATGACTGCGTGGCTATATTTTGAGGAAATTAAAGCGTTTGGCTCTATGGCTCAAGGATCATTACAAGGACGGGCGATTCTTTGTGACTCTCTTTAAGTGGAGGTGGTGAGATGAGTCTGGACATTTTTTTAATTCACGGAATAGGCCAGAAATTCGATCCGTCATCCTACGATGACTTTGTAAATGGAATCAGGAAGTACCTACCCCTTGATTCGGACATTGTATGGCATCCGATTGATTATAGCTCCCTGTTGGCTCCAAGAGAGGCAAAGATTTACTCATGGATGAAACACTTGCCGTGGCCCAAGGTTAGGCGGTTTGCTTGTGATTTTATTGGAGATGTCTTGGCCTATGGATATCCCAAGAGGCCACCCGAAGAAGGTGATTTTATACATGACCTCAACAAACTTCTGGGCCAAGAGTTCGCTAAGTGTAGGGACAATTCAAAGCGTGTCATTATAGGCCATTCCCTCGGCTCAATCGTGGGCTACGGCGCAACATTTGATTTCAAGACTGATTGCTTAATTGTAATGGGAAGCCCTTTTTGTTACTTTTCTGTCAGATATAAAAACTTTGGTGAGATGAACCCAGACCTTCCGCAATTTCATAACTTCTGGCGTGGGCGTGATCCTGTTTCTACGATTATTTCAAAGAATCCAAACTTTAAGATGGTGCATGACTATGAGGTTAAATCCTTCAATCCTCTAAATCAATTCATGCTTCGGAGTCACGGTATCTATTGGAAGAGTAAATTTGTCCATGAAAAGATTGCTAAAATTATTCAGTCTTTGGCTTGATTTCAATAAAAAAACCCAATTATAACCCAAAAACAATATATTCTCCGTCGATGAAACACGCTTTCCAGGCGAGCCGTTTAAGCCACTCACGCACCCCTCCTCATCGACGGTAAATCAAGACTTATCCACAGGCGGATTATTGGGTAAATTTGGGTCAATCGTGACAACGTAGGCCATTGTTTGGTCTTGAAAACTTTGAAAACCCAAATTTTACCCAATAAAATCATAGCCGTACTCGGATCATTCTTTCCGCAAGATAGTGGGGCTGGAAGTGAGCATACCTTTGAACCATTGAAAGCGTTCCCCACCCGCCAAGAACCCTTAAATCGGCCAAGGTTCCGCCGGATTTGAGGTAAGCCGAGGCCCAAGTATGCCGAAGGTCATGGGGCCTTATACGGCCCATTCTAGCGCGGGCGATTGCAATCTGTGGGCTTGCTTGATAGACTTCTTGGGTTTCATTGACCCGCCCCATGCCCAGCCCGATATAAGGGCGGACGGCGGACCATATCGGCGGAACCGACAAAATGGTTAAGGGAAAAATGATTAGAATGCCTTTAATTGTTTTCAGGAGACATCCAAACCGTATAGTTTTTTGAAAACTTTTTATTTTCACGCATAGACTTCAATATCGGATCAAGAAATGGCTGACGTGGATATTGGCTAACATTTACAAAACCGTCCAGGCAGAACATAAATTCCGAAATGTCGCCCTGATTGTAATATAGGTTTTTGTTCAGATCGCCATTAGTCGGCGTATAATATCTCCAGACGAACTCCTCCTCGCCAATGCCTAAAGTATTCGCCAAAATACCAGTATTTTTTAAGTTTTCATCTCTCGGCGTTGATCCGATAGTCGGATGTCCATCTCCGATGATTTGGCGGTTATGGGTATGAGTAGCTATTAGTTTGCTTAGCAATGGGCTCATAGTTAAAACGATTGATCCTTTGTCGGTTTTATTATTCAGCCAGTCTATATGTTCTTCCCACTCAATTGGTAGCCCAGCAAAAAGATAATGCTTTTCGGCGGAGGATTTGGCATTGAAAAAGACCACGCAAAGCATGACACCGACAGCGACACGGGCCACGGCTCTGATCTGCGGTCCAACATAATCATGCGCCAGCTTTATTAAAGCGATGAGGATGACGGGCTTGAGGAACCTCTCCAACACGGACATTTCGAGAGGGACATTTATGACAAGATCAAGGTTCACCGCAATTGCGACCATAATCAGAGTTGATCCGACGGCAGACCAAAATAGCTTGTCCGCTTTGGCAGACCTCCAGATGCAAACCACTCCCGCAACGAGATACGGGATCGTGGCCCATCGGCCTTGTGTCGCAATCGACTGCATTTTCTCTGCTCTGTCAAAAGTTCCGCCAAAAGATAGGCATATGATACCGACAACGAGAGCCAAACATAGAATAATCATAGTCCTTGCCCTATTTTCGGCGGACAAAATATATGTCATCCCGATCACTCCGAGGCAGAAAATATATTCCGGAGGATGAACTAACGGCATGAGGCCGGCACATAAACCCAGAAGAATGTTTGTCAGAATTGACTTTCCCCTCGACAAAGAAAACCATCCCCACCAAGCCACGGCAAAGAGGGACGAAAATAGAGGCGACGGTAGACATGAAACCGCGCCACGGTACATGACGCCGAAATTGATTGCATGATAAAGTGCCTTGCCAACGCTGAACCCGCCAGATAGAGCGATGAACGCTTGCAGAAATTCAGACATGAGCAGGGAATAAAACACCCTTTCCCAGAAGTCCGATTCAGGCAACAATTTCCGAAAATAAAGCATCGCCCAGATGAACCATAGAGACGGGCAGAGGAAAGCAAAGAAAGTAAATCCGATGTCCAGCCGCTTAAATAATCTGCACCAACCATAAATGATATAGTGCATCGCAGAGTCCAGAAGCCATGATTTTAATCGAGTGTCACCAGAATAAGGGTCCCCTGGAACGCCTGTCTGCCTGATTGCGTTGATCTTGGTTATGTAATCAATGTTTGATAGCCACGGTACTGCGAAGGTCGTCTGCCCATTTGTAACAGTCTCCGTCCATGTTGTTCCGCCGTTTGACTTGGCTTGTGCTCTCAAATAATCCGCGTAGAAATACTCGAATGAATGGAAAGCGAAAAGAGTTACCGCCAAGCCAATAACTAAAAACGCTTTTTTCACAGATGCCCGTCCGTCAGCTTACGCCTCGCCTTTAATAGATTTATGCCCACGCCAAGTCCCTCATTCGCCTGCAAAAGAAGTTGTTGCCAAGTTTTTATACCAGTCATCCGCTTCCAAATGTAGGACGGACGGAGATAGAATCGACGCACCGCGTGGTTACGGAGGCCCACTAAGGTCGCCGGCGACATAGTATCCGTGCCCATGACATTATTGCCTGCCGTGTCAAAGCCCAGCTCCGTACCCTCTTGCCTAAGTGATGATCCCAACAATGGAGTTGCAATATTGAACGATGCATAATCAACGCCGATGTCTAACGCCATTTGAATTGTTTCCTTGCAGGATTTCTCACTTTCACCATTAAATCCGATGATGAAGTCCCCGCAAACCGATATCCCACGCCGATGGGCCTCACGAATGAAATTCTCAATTACGGGCCTTGAGACATATCGCCCGTAAGTTGAGAGCATATTAGTGTCAGCCGAGTCTATACCGATCACGAATGTATGACATCCCGATCTTGCGGACATGTCCATCATCTCCTCCGTCATAACAGACGGGTGCGTGTAACTTGACCACGAGAAATTAAATCTTTCCTCAATCATACCTTGAAGGATTTCGATTGCGTTGTCTCTTGGAGTTCCGAATGTTGCATCTCCAATAAGTATTTCTTTGTATCCTGATTCTTTTAATATTCTCATTTCGCTCAGGACATCCACGGCGGGCCTATAGGTGACATTAGTTAAAGATTCTGTGCAGTACGAACAGGAGAAAGGACATCCAAATTGAGTGTAAACGCTCGCAAATTTGAAATGCCGAATAAAAGGCCAGCGGTATTTCCAGTTATTAAAAAGCCAATGTCTCGGATATTGTGTGCGGATTTGTTTCGTGTCCTTTTTTCCAGAAATATGAGTACTTTTCCCTGTCGTAAAATCAAAACGGAGCGGGTCCCGAATAATTGCGTCCACATATTTCGTGGCAAATTCCGCCGCTTTCGGTTCAAAGTAAACTTCTCCGAACGTGTAAATTGTTTTGAGAGGGAATTCTTGGCGAAGTTTGATTAGAAAATTGCTGTCATCCTCCCATGAAATTGACGACGCTGCCATAACGATTATGTCAGGCGATTTATCCTTAATCCATTCGAGGGAATATTCAGCAGACTTGCCGTTTATGCTCGAATCGAGAAAATGAATTTTCCAATCAGGCGGCACCATGCTCGACAGTAGGATGAAGTCCTTCGGCTTCCACACGTATCGGGATTTGGATATGTAAGTGCAGATTGTTCCTCGATAAAGGAAACGATTTCCTGGTGGGTTGATAAATGCAATGTTCACGCGAGAACCTCCATCACAACCTGTATTCGCGGGTTTGTTTTGTCATAACCCATGTGTGTCCAAAATACATTCTCGAGGAGAGCATCATCCTCCACGAATCCGCCACGCTCAAGAACGTGCCAAAGCGCGTCAATCATAGCGGGCACGTCGCGCCGACGCTTATCGCCAGACCAATACCGAACGGTTACGTGAGCAGGAGTTTTAATTGTTCGATCCACCCCATAATGGTTAAAAACGTGTTGTTGTCTGATCTGTGCAATCGCGCCGTCCCTCCATTCCACAAACGCTGGATTTGGGTATCTGTGCCCGGTGCGCGTGATCTGCACGTGGTTTTTACCACCTCGAATTTGTCCTTTAAGCTCAAACACAATCATTCGATTATCACCGCCCCTCACTTCGCCCCCTTCCTGTTCAGGGGCATATTTTTAGGGGATAAACGATAATAGGCCATAAATATTAACGAAGTTGATAGATGGACATCGAAGTCCCCTTCCATATCTCGGCTCAGTAAAGTTTCGTTATAGGTGGCTATCCATGTAATTTCAGCGATAATCGGGGTATCTCTTTTGGGCGATGCCAACACAATACCCGAAAAGAAAAGAAGGATCAGAACTGCGGATTTAATTTTCATTCCCTTCCGCGAGGGGCTTTGTTAAATCCACAGACACAATCGCCACGATTCACACTCGCAGGACAAGCTCCGTCTGTATGTCCGGTTACAAAAAAAGGCAATCCGTCTGTAATATGTTGCCCATACTTCTCCAAAGCCGCTCTCAGCCGAATATTATCCGATTTTAGATTTGCCAAATCATTAGCCCTCCAAGTTTCCATTTGCACAGAGAATGTTGAAAACTTTCTAGAAGAATTATTTTCTACAAATAAAGATTGTCCTGGTATTGCACATTCAACTATTTTATACTCACAATCTTTTTTCTCGTCGATCATTTTGAAATTCTCCTTGGGTTGCGCTCAATTATTTCGCAAAATCTTGCATCCCTGCCTTCCCATCCATCGTTATAGATAGATTTCTTACTAGGCCAAAATCCTCCAATTGGTCTCCCTCTTTTGAAAGCAACCCATGCAAAATACCTCTTCGTCTTAGTCATCAAGTCCTCCTCTATTTCTTTTTCAGCTTGTGATTTTATTGCTTTTATATCCATACTGTTCTCCTTTCGCTTCCAGCGGATCGACATGGAGCCAACCTATAAAGTTTGACTCTTGGGGATATGACACGGACACTCGCATTTTCCATCATCGTGATTTTTCTCATTCCAACATGAACACATTGTTTATCTCCTTAGCTCTGGGTTCTCGTAAATGTTGCCGATGACTTCATAAATATTCTCAACAATTTCTGGAGCGCAATCACCACCACCATCATCAATGTATGAAGCGGAAACATTGAATCCGCATCCTCCTCAAATTGTGGGTGGCGGCGGCAGGGAAGCCTTTAATCCGCGTCTCTTCCCCATGATTCGGATTTACCGACGGACACGGCGGATTTATAGTCCGACGCTTCGTCACCGGTTCGCTGTACGTTTTTCGCATGAAGCCGCCAGTTTGTCATAATGTCATCAATCCTCTATCCTCGACTTCCTTTTTGCTTTGATCTTCTTTGAGACTGTTCACCCATCGGCCATCTTTGAATATTTCAATGTCCCCGCCTGCTCTCAAATAATCGTTCCCGCCATCTACGAATGAATGTCCGCACTTGCAAATATCCATGTGATGCCTGTGAGTTGATTCAATCTCATCGTGGCAGATAGCGCACCGAGTTCTAAGTTTCATGACTTCATCCCCTCCCGATCGGCGCGGAGCTTGGATTGCAATTCTTCAATTGTTTTGTGTGCCCAATATAACCCATTCGCCGTTATTGTAACGACTTGCATAAAATCTTCGTCTTCCCAATTTCTATCACAAGCATTTTTTAGAACAGTCTTTGCCTCATCCAAGAGCCGCCGCGCCTCTGCAAGCTCGAATTTGAGAAAGGCGATTTTTTCCGCATGGACACACTCGATACAATTCGCATTGGTTAAATTAAGGTGCTTGCAATGGCTCATTTCACTCTCCTCCGCTTTGGGATGGGTTCGTATTTTAAGCAGACTCCGGTATCGTACATGGTGTCTATCTCGTCACAATGACTACATCCACTATCGCCTTTTATAAAATAGTGTTCCGATCTTGGATGCGAACATCTACACACTCTCCGAGCCATCAGGGCTTCCCTCCGCGTCTCACTCGACGAGTTTCGCACATGCAACATTGATCGTGAGGAACTTTATCTGCACCCACAAAGACAGTCTGACAAAAGCAATGTTCGCAAGTAATCATACCTTCCCCTCATCCTTGGCGGGCGCGAGGGCTTCGTTAAGTATGTTACGGATTGCTTTCATCTGTCTATAATAATGATCTTCCACAGCCGCCTGATCTGCCCAACCTGTAAACTTTCCTTCGGCATTAACCTGATTTAATGCAGTTTTCAAGATAGATAAATACCGCACATTCTCAGCTTCGAGGCGGTCGATTTCTTTTTTATAACCACAATCACACGCCCATATATCAACCCTGTTCCCAGGATGTACTCTGCAAGTCAACTGTGTAATATTTGCATCAAGCATTATCCCATCCTCCCTTTTTCTCTTTCTACTGGCGCGAGGGCTTGTTCCGCTGAATGAAATTCACATAGGGAATTATCCTTTATCATTGTTGCCTCAGGGCATAATCGGCAAGCATGGTCTGTCCATTCCCATCTACGGGGACCTTCACGCATAATTTTATTTCTACGATAGAGCGCGCATAGAGCCTCTTCCAGCTCCTTCACGCGGGCGGTGAGAGATTTGGTTTTAGAAATTGGCAACTTGGATCGCGGAAATGGGTATACACCTCCGTGTTGTTCTTTATATGCGCTTATGACAAAACATCTTCGTGGGTAACATCTCCGCCATTCCCCACAGCTACATTCTCCAACCCAGTCTTCTCCGTCATCAGAGTGTTTTATTTTAATTAACCTATGCAATTCACTCATATTCCCTCCGATCCTTCAAAGTTGAAGTGGTGGACGATGGTGACGAACCTTACTAGGGCCCGCCAACTACCTCTGTGTGGCTCTATCACTAGTCTCATTTGACACGTTCGATTAGTCGTCGTCCGCTTAACATGAGCATTCATAAGCCAGTCCGTCCACAGAGATAAACACCGCCACCACTTCGTAAATCATTTTTTTAATAGCCATAGCCATCATCACCCCAAGCAATACCAGTCAGCGCATCCATCACGCTTTTTGCAAAATTATCTACATCCGGCCTCTTGAAACATGGCAACAAACCGTAAAAATCGATTTTACGGCACTTGGCTTTCGGTCTTTTAACATGGACATCAATCCATACCCTCATGCCCTGAAAACTTACTTTACTTTTTTTCCTTCGACAAGCTATCACGCACATAGCTCATAGCCAGATTTTTAATCTCCTGCATATCTTCGGGAATTTCTTTAATGAATTGAGAGTTTGCAATCTTCGGAGCAATGTAAATAAATGTGCCTATTGTAAATACAGCAATTCCGGTAGTAATAAAAAATCCCTGCACATAGTCCATCCTAGTAAGTAAGTACGCTTGCATTCTCGTCATACGTTCACCATCCTTTTAATATTGTGCGCGGATTGGCATGGATCCAACCTATTACACCGTAGCTAGCGGACGCGCCTTGTCGTCTTGTCATGACAAATTTTTACAATATCGACTTCAACAATCTCTTTTTCAGGAATTTCTCCGCAATTCAATCTAAGTTCCTGAATTGATTTATAAACCACCGTGCATCTTTCATTGGCATAGCGTGATTCATAAACGTAGCCCTTGGTTATCATTTCCGTATGTCCTCAATAGTATTGAATACCTTTTGACGCAAATCATGTAAACCTTTCCTGTCTTTAATGTTCATCAGAAAGTGATAAATTTCTATTAGCGTATTATCAGCTTTCTCCAGCTTATAGCGCAATAACTTTGTGTTTTCGTCTAATTCGCATTGACACATTATCAAGTCCTTCAAACACTTTATGCAGGTAATAATTCTATAACCTCACGATCAATAATTTCCTCTTGTATTTTACGCTCATACTCTTCTATCAATTTCTTATAGTCCTCTACTGTGAATTTCACCACCTGTTTGGCATTGTGTCTTAATTCCTCGATCAAATTATCGGTATATTCTTTGCCAAACTCTGTGCGCATATAGGCCACATATTCGTGGATGTTCCCACCCTTCATTATATTGCACCCATAACAGCACGGGAAAATGCCTCGCTCATCAAAAAGTATTCCTAACCGCCTCGAAGGGACAAGATGCCCTGCCTGTAATTTCTTCCAATGTTTTGATACTCCACAGCAAACGCAACTTGCAAAGCCATCAGGATTAGAATACTTACGACGGATATATTCAGAGCATAGTTTCCAAGCATCGGCTTTCCAAAGACTCAATTTGCGAGATTTCTTCATTTCTCCTCCAATCCTAATTCCTGTTGTCCGATTCCGTAAAGTTCAGGATATCGCTTCTTCATCATCTCGGTAATTTGTCCTTGCTCATATTTAACCTTTTTAAGATCATCCTCGATTCTGGATCGCTTATCTCCGCAATCATCGCTCGGCAAGCAATGGCAACAGGTTCTTTGCGCCATCGGGTCATTATCGGAGATTATCTCACCTTGTGCATTTTTAACGATAGAACGCTTTGCAAGATACTCTCGGTCATGGTTGGCGCAGATGAAATGAAAGGCCATTAGATCATCACCCCTTGCCCATTAGCCTCGTATACTATCGGCGATTTTAGTATATAACGATTATTCGATGGATACTTACTGTCACGCTGACAGTCCACCGTGTACCCTCTTTTCCTTAATTCTGTAAACATCCTTCGATATTCGACGCGATAATCTTCTAAGTCCATAATCTCTTTCAATGTTATCTGATTCCCTCGGAATTGAATTACACCTAAAAAACTATCGGTTTTGTTCACAGTATTATCTTCACGCTCCTTTTATAAACTTTCTTCTTCGCCTTGATACACTTTACGACAATCACGCTGAAACATAGGATGCAGATGGATGCGCTGACGATCATAGACTAGAATGGTTCAAAAGGGTACAATAGGCTGACAGTTCTCAAAATAGTAGTTATCAAACTTTCCATCCTTCGACTTCGTAACCTTGAGAGTGCATGAAAATGTCCTTCCTTCCACCTGTTCGTCATCCCACTCGACATCATTCCCCACTTTCTTTCCTCCGATAGCCAAGACAATAGAATTATATTGATTCCCAAACAGGTGAAATTTCTTTGTAGTTTCACCATTCTTACCAATATAACCTAAATTCCAGATTCGCTTAAATCCATTGTTAGGGAGCATATGCTTCTCTGGTACGCCAATAACCGTAAACTCATACGGCCCTTCTTCTAACGGCCCATTACCTGTAATAATCTCTTTCATATTTTATTCTCCTTTTATTTGTTTGATAAGATCAGTAAGTTGGTTACAAAACGTAACCAAGTGTTCACTCAATTTGTCCTGAAAGTCTTTTATCGGCTCGACCCGAACTACCAGAGGTCTGATAGCTGGATAATATGAAATTATATCGCACCATTTACGGCCTGTTACAAGCAATTCCCCTTGTACTTGCTGAAAGTATTCCATATCCAACCCGCCATCTACAAGGTAGGAAACATGGGTAGCCATCATTGGGCACTTAATCTCGATAATACCGTCGTCGCCGACAAAGCCATCAGGAGAGGCGCCATATCTTGCCTTGCCTTCTGATTCGCAAAACCCGACAAGCTCAACCGTTTTACCCGTCGTCAATTCGTAAAATGAACGGGCCTCGGCCTCCATTTCATTGCCTCTAATCATAGCGGCGTTTTTGTACGTTTCCTCTTGCTTGCCCGCAACGCTCTCTCCCGCTAATTGCAATAGATATTTGCGCCATTGCTTAGACGGCTCGCCTTTAGTGGTCACAAGCTTGTCAAAATTTGAAGCCGTAGGAATACCGCATCTGGCTGATAGCCACTCTTCCGATCCCTGGACGACGTTTATAATCTTCACTTCTTCACCGTCCGCTTGGCCTCAATCGCATTGAGTGCCTTCCTCATGTCCGATTTAGTCATATCCTCCAATCGCTCAATCTTCATATATTCGAGGAATTTGGCGATATTGATATCGACTTCGGATAGCAAGACATTGATTTTCTGCACGTCTTCCTCGTTGACCTTCTCTGTAACGGCCTGTCCGTCGTCATCCATGTCCTGTGTCGCAAGCCCTGTTATGCAAAGGAGTGAATATCTGGATAAATAGCTAATGGTCGAGCCGATGGCCTGGATAGCGTTCTTTGAGCCTGAGACATCGATGGGGGCCGTCAATGTCGTTTCCTCGCTATGTCCCTGCTCGTGTGTGATTTTGCACGTTACCGATACAGCCCCGTTCTGATTTACGATCCAAGAGGCGGACAAGCCGTGCAGACTCAATGCTCCGTTTATCTTCGCCGTCACGTTGGCAAGTGAGGCATGATTATACTTTGTATTCCCAAATGCTACAGTTTTGTCCTTCTCAATTTCAGGCGGGTTGGCCTTAAAAGCGGTCATGGCTCTATGATAGGCCTTCTTCGCTTCACTCGCTTCCCAACGCTCTTGAAGTGTTAATAGCTTCTCAAGTTTCTCAAGATCAGCACCACCCGCAATGGCCTTCTGGATAGTTTCCAGCGGTGAGATAGACACATTCACGGGATCAGCGACAACCAATTCCTCGATCAACTTCGTCTTCATTTTGATCCTCCCTTCAAATTTTTGTTCATCCGCTTAACTTCTCTTGTAATTTCTATTTTCGCTTCAAGAATAGCCGCTTCGGCATCCGTGCAAGCGATTCTTACATCGGCTATCCTGCATTGTATCTCTTCGAGTATCTTAATAAATTGATTGATATTCATATTTATCCTTTAGCGTCCCAATTCCTGTAATAATCCTCATCATTTTTTGTGTCGGCCTCGTCATACTCATCCGCCTCCGCTTGCTCAATTTCTTCCTCGGTCATCTCCTCCAACGCCGTCGGCGGTTGCGGATCACGGATGTCATCAGGGTCAATCTGGAATGTCATATTTTTATCCTCCAATATTAGAATAATTGCTTACTGTAGATATAGTGTATATTATTACTGATTTAATGTCAATCATTATTTTAATTCTTTCAGCTTTGATTTCTTCGAGTGAACTCCGCCACATATGCAGGGTTTTGATTCTGATATTTTATGATCCACACCTAGAAAAATATACGCACAAATTGCTAGCGTTGCAACAATTATTGTAAGCCCTGCGCATATGCAAAGCATTATATTTTGGAATGATGTTGATTCAATCATTTTTAGCTAGGTGATCTATAAAATAATTATATCCGCATACAATCTTGGTAGCAGTCTCAAGGGATTGATCTGATATTCCGCCAGAAATACTCGCAAGGGTACAACCCCTATCATCCACGATACCGATATGGCTCCGATAGATTCTAATTTCTAAATGTTTCATGCCGTCGTCTATTTTGAATGGCTCCGAATCATGTTCCCGTGCCCATTTACCAAGATCCGACTGTCTCATTTTATTGTCTCCTATAGCAGAATCACCATTTTTAAAACTATAATTATCAAGATTAGGGCCGAATATCATTTTTATCCCTCCTTATTATTTTAACTGTTAAGGATTACTTAACAGTTGGAAATTGAGTGGGCTGGCGAACTCCGATAAACACCAGACCCGTGGACGATTTTACGAGCGTTAGCCCGATCGGTTACACGGCTACTCATATATATTATTTCTATTTTTTTGCTCGCAATACATTTATTCATCACGCAATCCGTGTTAATTGTTTGCGACGGCTTCGGAACTCTTGAACCAACTGATTATTCCTGATCGTGCGACATTTCGGGAAATGGTACAACCTCCGAGGATGATCGGGCGTGAATTCTTTACCGCAAATTTTGCAATCAATATTTCTCATATGGATGATGATAGCATATATAAATATATATTACAACAATTAAAAATAAACCTTCGCCGTCATAAAAATCATGGTCATGTCGAGGTTTAATGGATTCTCTGTTACAAAATCTTTTAGGTAATCTCTCTTAGTATTATATTCTACGGTTTTCTCTGTCGTGATTATTTTTGTGTCATAAAAAATCTGCACGACGTTTGCGCCGATTGAACAGTTTCGAGTGACGCGGTAGTCGAGCCCGCCGATGGCATTGAAACCGAACCCGCTTTTAATTTCGTCCGATATCCTAACGCCCTGAGTGCCGGACGCCTCGGTGATGGACGAGTCCAGATAATGCTTTGCCATTATGTAGGAACCGCCACCGCCGGCATTGAATATTAATCGCTTTGTTATGGGGATTTTGAGATATCCTGATAAAGATACCGGCGTCACGTCAATTTGGCCCGGAAACATGGTTTGTGGCTTATTGGACTGGTCCAAGTGGCAAAAGGACATTGATGCCCCTAGACGCCCAATTTCAAGCCCGCCAAACGCAATCTGTGGACTTGCTTGATAGATTTCTGGCGTTTCGTTCATTCGCCCCATGCCTAAACCAATAAAAGGACGGAATTGAGCGTGAGCCATAGCAGAGGAAAAAATAAATAGCCCGATAGCAAGATAGAAATATATTAGGATTAGATATTTCATGTTATACTCCCTCTCTTAAAGGGCGAAATTTTTGATCCCATGTAGCAAAACACCCACGAGTACGCGCGCGAGGTTTCATAAAGTAAAACCTATCTCCAACCTTTACAACCTTTCTTTTAGAAATACCCAATCCTATAATCGAGTCAAATTTCTTTTCTACAAATTTATTTATAAATGGTTCCAAGTTTTCAGGAGTGCTTTCCATCCATCCTTCGGATATTTCTTTTCTTTCCCTATAAACACACGCCGCATTATAAACAAGACCGGATAATGTGGAGTTTTCTAAATCATAGTTTAGGCCATTCCGCTCATTTATGAATTTACAAACTTGCCTTAAATACGGATATTCTCCAGTTTTAATAAACTCCTCATATTCTATAAGCACCCATTCAGAAAAGTTTTTTAACCAATCGTTACCCCTTAACTGTTTTAAAGCCTCTAATGTTTCATCTTTTGTTTTTAACACTGTATCGTATTTTTCCATTTTGATTTCCTCCATTGATTTTTAGTCTTACACGACTTCGAGCAAAATTTTTGCTTTCGCCACTTGTGAGCATAAAACGCCCTTGAGCATAATTCGCACTTATGAAATGTCCGCCCGAATGTAAAGTTCATTTCCCTCCGCACGTTTCGCATAAATCATATCCGTCTATGATGCTGGGAACGCTTCCTACCCCGTTGCAATCGGGACATACTAAGTTATGCCAATCTCCAAGAGTGTCGCGCCATTGAATAGTTATCGTCTCAATCTCCTTTTAATACTTAAATATTTCCGTATAGTCTAAACTATGGGCGTATTGGTTAATTGATTGCGACAACGTCCAATTAGATCGGCCCCTCATCTCAGTATATTTGACATCGTTACAATCTTCGATAAAAGCATGATAGGATTTTTTATCCCAAGATCGTCTGACTGTTATTTTGGGCATTTTATATCCTTCACTTTTACAATATTTCCAAGCGGCATAAATATACGCCTTTGCTGATAAGTCACGCTGAGCATGGACATATTTTGCGCCACCAAAATTATCTGTCCATGTTTCCCGATGATTATATTCGTAAATGTCATTCATGCCGTCAAAACTTCCCTCTTCATACTTGTCGGTTATTTTGCTGACTTCTTCACTCAATGGCCCATCATTCCATGAAATGTCAATAGAATCGCCACCCGCAAATGACTTGTGCCTGACGGAAAAGGAGACTTTTGGAAATGCCTTTTTCAATTCTTTTTTTATGTTCTTAGTCGCTGAACCGCCATTTTTAATGGTCACAAGGTCAGGATTAGCCACAACCTCTTTTTGGCTCTGGGTTTGCTTTCGCATGGATTCAAGTTCCTTCGCTTCGATTTCATGCTTTTGCTTAATCTTGTTTTTCTCAATCAAGTCTAAGACTTCATCAGTGGAGACGCTCTTATCTAGAATGAAAAAATGCTGACTATGCCAAACGTTTTTATCATTCTTATATTTCAGACCATGCGCTTCCGTTGAAGTCTGACCATAGTTTTTTAAGGATATGAGCGAATAATTGACGCCCCAATCGTTTGAAGTACGGCCCACAATCGCATATTCTTGAGACGGCCAGGCCTGATTTCCTCCCCAAAGCAAAACCGAACCAATGGCAAGATTATTTTTAACACTATTGTTAGGAACATCCAAAAGAACCATTTTCCCATTCCCGTCCATTTCATACATTTTGATATCCATTTTATTAATCTCCTTTATATATTGTAAGTAAGTCTCGAAACTCCACTGCTGAAAGATTCTTAACCGCCTCCAGCACGATACGAGACGCCGTCCCGTCATGCACTTGGGATAATGGCCAATGCCTAGAGATAAGCCACAAGGCGGACATCACGCGCCCGTTCATGCGTCACGCCCTTCAGATAGAGAGTCCGTCATACAAGTGGCACAAAGTATTTCTGAACCGCCCGTCATTTTCTTCTCGCCATTATCGCCGATAGTCTCACTTCCTCCTATAAAGGTTACAGAACGTATTGCCTTCTCGCCACGATTTACCTTATATCCCATTTGTTGCCACCTATTGAAAGTAAAACAATTTACTTGCGGATCATATATTTTGACAGCTTCATCACCCCAACGCTCTGCAATTTCACGCGCTACCATTGACAGGGTATTGATTGAACCCTTCCAAACTGATTTTAATTCATGCGTTGCGTTCATTTTGTCGTCTCCTTAATATGATTATTTTCCCCTCTTTTTTGGAATTCCGTACTCACGACAAAAAGATAAAAGATTTCCAAAACTTTTTATCTCTTGGATGCTATCTTCAATTTCTTCTCTGACTTCACCCATGCTTTTTTCTTCGGCGTCATCGAAAATATCTGTAAGGATGGCATCTACTAGCTTTTCTTCGGACTCCGCTTTTACAAAGTAATTTCCGCTCATGTCGCTTTGTATAAATGCTTTCATTTTAATATCTCCTTTTATTGTTTTGCTTACCACTAAGTATATTGTAGTACATAATCTTTATAATGTCAAGGGTTATTTTATTTATTTTTTATATTGCTTTTCCGTCGGAGAGTGCGGGATTTATTATATTTTGACCATTGAGCAAGACGCAAAGAACGTCGGCAAGCTTCATGCAGAAACTTAATTGCGGGATGAAGTGGAACGAATTTTTTACCACAGGAACACAACTTTTCTTTCATAGAGTACGATGATAGTATATATAAGGTAGTAAGTCAAGGGCATAAAAATTTCAGTCATCGACAAAATGGCGACAACTGAAATGATGGTGTTAAATTGTTTCATCCATATTGACAAGATATCTAACTCATGGTATACTTGTATGGAATGAAAATATCAGCGTCCGATCAACGCGGAGCCATGTCAACGGATTTAAACCCGAAGGCATGGTTTTCTTTTTAATGGCTCATTATAAGATAGGCGGATCGGAGATTCTTTCGATTGAAGAGATTGAAAAATTACCAGTCGTTTATCCATCAAGCAAAACCATTAGAGATCAGGACAAAGATCATAAACGTTTCAAAGACGCGGGCTATTCTTTCAGCCATTCATTCGAGAGCACCTATTATCACAAAGGCATAAGCGCAATCTGGAATTCAATAAATTGATATGATAACGGCCTATTTTGACGGTTCGTGTATGCCTACAAACCCTGGTTATACGGGCGGGATTGGAGCGATTATTTTTAAGAACGATAAGCTTTTGAAGAAAATATCAATGCCTATACAAGATGAAACGCTAATTTCAAATAACGTAGCTGAGTATGAGGCCGCCAATTCCGTGATGGAGTATCTTTTAGACAACAATCTCAAAGATGAGAGTATTTTAATTTATGGCGATTCTGAAATAGTCATAAATGCAATCAACAAAAAAAAGCCTTCAAAGGGCATTTGTGCTGAAAATTCTCTAAAAGCTTTAAATTTAGTCAAGAATTTCAAATCAATTATATTCAAGTGGATTCCTAGAGAAAGAAATACGGAAGCTGATAAACTTTCAAAGAATTACGCATCAGATAGCGTATCTTTAGAATACGCATCATTACAATTTTAGTTAGTTAGCAAAATAAAGTTAGAAGAAGACTTCTGCACGCTCTTGAGACCGTGACGCCCCTGAGCTGGGAAACCGAGCCAAGACCGAGGACGCAGAGTTCTAACCATAATAAGTAAGCACCATAAACTATTAAAGCAATTAAAATATAGTATTAGATCCTGATTGCCTCTCTAGTTTATGTTGTTAAGATAATAAAAGAATAATAGAATTAAATATAGGTTTTATATCGAAACTATTCACCTATAAAAGATTAGAAATTAAAAAATAATAGTTTGAGACTTGGTAAATGTCATAAAAATAGTGTTAGCTCTGAGTGCGCCCATTCTCATCTAACGACGGGCATATAAAAATAACCGTATCAAATTGAAGATATTCGATGTTTTTAATATTCATGGACGGATTAAAAAGGGCTATAGATTCAAAAGTTTTTATGATTGTCTCTATCGTTTTTAAGTAATTATAGTCAATCAGATCGTAAAGGAAAGTAAATCAAAGGATTAGATCATGCAGAATATCAATATCTTAATGTATCACTTTAACTTCTTAACTATATAATAGATATATATGAATATCATTTCCGAATTGAGTGACCCTATTGAATTGACTAGGTTCGGCGATTCTTATCGTTTCATATATCAAGATAAGTTATCACGAGGGACGGAGATGATAGAATTGGGAACATGGGTTAAATGGTCAACGGATCAACAGTTTCATCCGTCTAAGAATAGAATGATGGTAGAAAAGAAGGTATTTAAAGATATAATCTTGCCTAAGCTCAATGAGATATTCAGAGATAAGTAAGGTAAAGTATAAAATGGTTGAATATGATTCTAATGGTAAGGTAGTTAGAGTTATACCAATTCATGGTGAGACGATTATCAGTAATACAAATCATATCAAAATGAATGATAAATAAGATAGTAAGAGAGATTGGATTTACATAACATAATTGATATTATCAGAAGCTGGAATAGATATCAATATGAATAGTGAGCGCGAAAGATTAGCAGAGAGATATGATAGAATGATCGTGGAAGAGTTTGAGAGGGCGATTGGCAAGAAGATTGCATGGAAAGAGGCCCCCACCCGTACGGAGGGGAGCTTGATTGAGAGAGTTGATTTGAAATCATTTCA